GGTTGACTCCTCACAAAGGGGGGTGGTCGGATCGGCTACAAAATGCCCCAACACCCAAAACGTGTTTTGTGTTGCCCCAACAGCCCCTTATGGGGCGGATTTAAACAAATATGTACAAATTATTGTGGAAAATGAGTGAGATGGAATATGGAAAACAAGTCTAAAACAAAAACCAACTGACGGCATCCAACACTGCCGAAGCGGTTTCAGAGCCACCAGCCAACCATGAGACGGCCGATGAAACGCCGTTAGCAACTTGTTGATACCAGGGTATATCCGCTGATGAATCCCCACCAGTTGTGATAACAGGGACAGCGGGAACCCCAGCCCCAGACGCCTGGTTCATAAGTTGATCAGGTGATGCAACAGTGGAAGCAACTGTTGTTTGACCAGGCTGGGAAGGTGCTTGGAATGTTGACAAGGCGTTGGAACCCGCACCGGTTCCAGCGCCAACTTCAACGTTAACCACGGCTGTGACTGTGATTGATGTACTTGTTGGTACACCAGTCACACCAGCAACCAATGGTTGTAAGAATGTGCCAAGATTTGTAGTCATCGTACTATTGCTTTGCACAAAGGCAAAGTCCGATGAATCCATTGGGGCCCAAGATACCTTGGCACATCCAGTTATATTGATACGTTTACTAAAACACCACGGGGAGGACATAGCGGTAATATTGGTAAACCCATCAAGACAAGAAGTAGAAGGAGCAAGCGGTATGCGACCGGCAAATATGACACCTGCAGCAGCAGTGGCCGCTTGGCCTACCTCAACCTTCAATCCTGATGAGACGACCCTGACAGCAGTACCGGCAGATCCAGCAATAGCACAATTAGATGCTGCAGTTGCTGTACCAGTGGCACTCCAAGCTGTGGCAGGGGTCGCAAGTTGCGTATAAGATGAATAACACGCCAACTTAGTAGTTGTTAGAGAGGTGTTGAAAGTATTACAACACGCATTTGGGTTCAGCATCACCACAGCATCCGCCGCTGTAGTAAGAAAGGTGTACTTTATAAACATTTGCATCTTGTTTATACCAGTTGAAAAC